TCTTGAACTCTGTTTACTAAATTTTTCATTATCTAATCGTATTTTTATTTCATTATAAATAATACGACTTTACCATTTTATCTAAAGTTATTAATTCTATCTAAGATTTCTGAAGCCACATCACCCCCATCTACATTGTCACCCATAATGGTTTCAAATATATTTTTCTTCTTCTGAAGTATGTCATAGATAATTCCTTCTATGGTGTTATCAAAAATTGGATAATAAACCAACACTGAATTTTTTTGTCCAATACGGTACGCTCTGTCTTCGGCTTGTGAGTGGTCGGACGGTAAAAATGATAAGTCGTTCATAATAACGACTTCGCCTGCGGTTAGTGTTAAACCAACACCCGCGGCTTTTATGTTTCCAACAAACACCTTGATTGATTCGTTATTTTGAAATTGGTCAACAGCAAATTGTCTTTCTTTTTGAGAACAAGAACCGTCAACACGAACCGCAATTTTTCCAAACTTTTCTAAAATTAATTCCAATGAATTTGTAAAATTGGTAAAGATAATAACTTTCTTGTCTTGTTCCAACACACTCTCAATTAACTCAATAGTTGCATTTATTTTTTCGTTGGCAATTACCTGACGAACTTTTGTGAGTTTAGAAAATTGAATGGTTAATGAATCGGCTTCACCACTTTTGTCGTACCAATCATAATATTCACCCATCAGTTCTTCGTATTCTTTTGATTTTAATCTCAAGTAAACGGGTGTTATAATTTTTTCAGGTAGGTCCAAAATGTTTTCCTTTAATCTTCTTAATACTTGTCTTTGAGTTCTTTCTCTTAATTCGTCCAAGTTAGATGCTCCGCTAACGTTCCAAACCTTTCTTTTTCCTGCTCTAAACTGATACCCATTACAATATCTTCTTACGTAAGCCATCCAATTGGATGCGACGGGGGATTGGATAAGGTTTAATAAATTGTAGTAATTAATTGGTCTTGATGTGATTGGGGTTCCTGTTAAAAGCCACAATCTATCTACCGTTCTAACAAAATCGTTTATTAATTTTGTTCTTTGGGCTTGTGTGTTTTGAATGTAGTGGGCCTCATCAATAATAACCAAATCAAACTTTGAATTTAAAATTATTGAATGTTCTTTGTTATCAAAGTCGTGGAAGTTCTTTATGATGTCGTAATTTATAATTGTAAAATCGGCGTCTTCCCATTTCTTTCCGTCAATAATCGCAATACTCCTATCGGTGTAGTTTGATATTTCTCTTTGCCAGTTAATCTTTAGTGATGCGGGACATATAACTAAAACTTTTTTTGCCTTTGTTTCTAAAGACCCAACAACAGTCGCGGTGGTTTTACCCAAACCCATATCATCCGCCAAAATAAATCTTCTGTTAACAACCAATCTTTTTACCGCTTCTTTTTGGTGGTCCATTAAAGGTCTGTGAGAATACTTGTCAAAATCCAATTCAACATTTTCTATTGAGTTGTCTTTTAACATTGCCGCTTTTGGGACCCAAAAATCAAATATTTCTTGACCGTCAAAGAATTTACCCCAAATGTGAAAGGATAAATCTTTTTCAACCAACAATTTTTCTACATAAATTTTCTGAGGTATTTCAATATATCCTTTGTCATCGGCAATTTTTTCGGCAAAGTATTGGTCAAGGTCGACCCATTTCTTGGCAACCTTTGGTTTTGTGTGTTGATAATTTACAATGTATTCGGCTTGGTTTCTTGTCGGAAAGAATTTTTTGTTTGATTTAGATTTTTGCTGAAGTTTTAATATGTAATTGTTGGCACCGTCATATGTTTCTAAAATATTTAGAGCCTTACTTTCAATAGTATTCCGCACACCTTCAATCATTCGGTAATATAAAAAATAACAAATTTATAGGTATTTATCAATAAGGAACACCAACTAATAAATAATATGGAAAAAAAAGTACCTATAACCCGACTTGGTAAATTCTTTGGGGGTGAAGATTTTGATTTAGACATTGATATGGGTCAGGAATGGCTTGGAGGTGATATGAACTTCACTTTGGTTTTATACAAAGTGGACAAACAAAAAACCAAAGTGGACGATGTGTATGGTGAAGCTTTACAGGACGGAATCCAATTTCAAGCCCCTGTTCAATTTAAAGCTTATGTTAAAATAGTACAACCTGAAAATAAATTTTTAGGAACGTCAAAGATTGCTCAATCAGAACCGGGTAATATGACTTTTTCTGTATATCAAAAAGAATTGGATAATTTATCTATTACAATAGATTTTGGTGATTACATCGCCTACTATGAAACAGAATCAAGAGTTAGATATTACAGTGTTGCTAACGATGGTAGGATTGTATCTGATTTAAAACATACATATGGTGGTTACAAACCATTTTATAAAACCTATGTTGCGGTACCCGTAAACATGAATGAATTTAGAGGATTATAATGAACATTTCAATTAACGAAAACCAAATACTAAATCTGATTAAAAAAATTAATGAAGAGTCAGAAAAGGAGTCTTTGAAAGGAAAAAGAGTTGAGGTTTATTATAACTTACACAAAAAAACCTTTTCTGTGACATACAATAAAAAGGTTATTCTTTATGCCGATTATGTAAAATTAACAGATGTCACTTTTAAGGTTAGACAAGGTGGTAAGAAAAAAGTAAGGTCCGAAAAACAAAAGAACGTTCATGCTTTTGTTATAGGTGATTTGAAAGATTTTTGTCAATATCCTTGTGGTTCAATCCCTGACGAACCAAACCAAAGAATTATTACATATAACCCATATGAACACGATTCTTTTGTTGTGAAAAAAACACAAGAACCAATCTATAAAGCGTCTGAAGTGGCAATGATAAACCACAGAAACAAGTTATTTATTATTAAGGAAATAAAAAAATAATGGCACTACCCAAAAAAATAGTTAAACCAACACTTCCTTTGGAACCTGTAAGAACTCTTTATCCAAGAAGAGAACAGTTACTTGAATATATCACAAAGGACGGGACTTATTTACCTAAGTCGTTATTACATGACGACTTGGATAGGGGTATGTTGGATTTTGTAAAAGATGATTTATCTATGGTTACTTCGGGTGAAAGAGTTCCCGTTGTAGATATTATTATTACTTCACAAAACTGGGCTCAGTTTACCGAAACATGGAACTTTCAAGACATAGATAAAAATGTTGATTTACCTTTTATCACAATAGTTAGGGAGCCGGAAGTTAAATATGGTTCTAATCCTTTAATTTATACAATACCCGATAGAAAACAATTTTTATTTGCCGTAGTCCCTACTTGGGACGGAAACCGTAGAGGTGCGGATGTTTATACCATTCCACAACCAATACCTGTTGATATTAAGTATCAAGTTAAAATAATGTGTAACAGAATGAGAGAATTAAACCAATTCAATAAAATTGTTATGCAAAACTTCACAAGTAGGCAGGCGTATGCGTTTATAAAAGGACATTATATCCCAATTGTTTTGGATAATGTTGCCGATGAAGATGTGGTTGATTTAGAAAAAAGAAAATTTTATATCCAAACATATTCATTCACAATGTTGGGTATTCTGATTGATGAAGATGAGTTTGAAGTAAAACCCGCAATATCGAGAACTTTGACCATGATGGAGGTAAACACAAAAAAATTGAGGGGAAAAAGAAATGTTTATCCCGAAAATCCAAATCAATTTGTTATTCCTTATAGGTATTCACCATCAATTATAAGTGTTGAAAAAAATTTACCTTACAGAGTTAATTTAGAATTTTTAGATATGGACAATGTGGTAACGTATGATGTGTATATTAATGGTGATTTTTACGGTACCGATTTAACAAGTTTACAAATTAACTCTAATGATGTTCTCAGAATTGATGTGTTAAAAAACATATCTGGAATTGCAGCAACTTTAAATTGGAATGCAACAATAGTCTAACTTTCTCCGTATATATCTTTTTTTTCTTTACACTTTTCCATAATTAAACTTTCTAAAAATTTATAAATTTTAAGTCCACGTTTATCACAGTATTTTTTTAGTGTTTCATGTGATTCTACGGATATTTTTAGGTTCTTTATTTTCTTAGTGTTTTTTTCCATTACAGAGGTAGAAATTAGGCAGAAAATAATCTGCCCAATTTATAAATACATTAATAAATGTAAAGTTTTTGTGTTTTTGGTGGATATTTATACAATAAAATAAATCAAAGAATAAAAGAAAAACAGAATGGCAAGTTCAAATAAAGTATTCGTATCACCTGGTGTGTATACGTCAGAAAGAGATTTAAGCTTCGTAGCTCAAAGTGTGGGTGTAACAACTCTCGGTATTGTTGGAGAAACAATTAAAGGTCCGGCTTTCGAACCTATTTTCATCACAAACTATGATGATTTTCAGTCGTATTTTGGAGGAACCCAACCCGAAAAATTTGTTAACACTCAAATACCAAAATACGAGGCGGCATACATAGCTAAATCGTATTTACAACAATCTAATCAACTTTTTGTAACAAGAGTGCTTGGATTATCAGGATACGACGCTGGTCCGTCTTGGTCTTTAACAACAATCGCCAATGTTGACCCAACAACTATTGGAATCGACTCAAACTTAACAACACCTTTTAGTTTTAATTTTTCAGGTACAACAGGAAGTTCGTCTTCAATTGATTTCTTAACCGCATTACCTACCCCAATTCAAAATCATTTTGGTGAATATACACAGTTTAATGGAAGCGTTTCAACAATAAGTGGTGACATTCAAAATTATATATATGATTTAGCGATAGACGGTATGTTTTCTGCGGCGTCAACTTCGATTGATTATTTTGGTAGTATTGCAACCAGTGACTATACAGGTTATACGTCACTTGTTTATACAACCGAAATAAATGATTTGGGTGTAAACGATGTGGATTTATCACTTAACGATTTAGAAAATGACCAAAACGATGAATGGTACTACGCTTTGTTTGACAATGAAGGTGATTGTACATATTCGGGATATTCGTTTTACATTAACGTTACAGGAGCAACTGATTTAGGTAGTGGTAGTTTCTCGGGTTCAGTATCGGGTACATTATATACTTATTCAGGCGTTTCTTATTGTGATTATGATGATGTTGTTGTAGCAACTTTAAGGTCAAGAGGTATTGCGACTTATGTTGGTTCTAACTATGGTCCTGAATATTTTTGTACAGGTGCCACAGTAGATTGTACTTCCGTACCAACCTATGGTGATATATCTAAAAATCCTTTTGCTACTTTTGCGATTACGGGAGGTACTATTGAAAGTACTACATTTAGTTTTGAAACGTCTTTGTCTCTATCCGCAGCTAATTATATAGACAGGGTTTTTGGTGTTACAAACTTTGGTAAACCAAGAAGAGATGTCCCAATGTTTGTTGAAGAGACATTCCCAACCTTCTTAAATAATTCGTACAACCAAGGATACATTAGAGGTATAAATTGTAGTTTTGTTAATCTACCAAGTGCGAGAAGTAATTCTTCTTCATCGATAGGTTGGTATTTAGATAGATATCAAAGCGCAGAATCTCCTTGGGTTGTATCACAATTAGAAGGCACTAAAGTAACTAAATTATTTAAAGTACACACAATATCTGATGGTGATTCGGCTAACGTAGAAATAAAAATTTCAATATTAAACATTTCGTTCACAAATGGTACATTTGATATTGGTGTTCGTAGTTATACCGATACAGATTCTAATCCTGTTTTCTTAGAGAGATTTACTAACTGTACTATGGACCCAGCGTCTAATAGTTATGTAGGTAAAAAAATAGGTAGTTCAAACGGAGAATACGCTTTATTGTCTAAGTTTATCATGTTGGAACTTAACGAAAACGCACCAATAACATCATTACCATGTGGTTTTGAAGGTTACAACTTTAGAAAGTATACAGGTGCAATAAGTCCATTTCCTATCTATAAAACCAGATATAATTTCCCAAATGAAATTATCTCTAATCCTCCTTTTGGAAATGCGGTAGGTGGTGACAACGCAGTATATAGTTCTGGAGACAAAATCAGACAAACTTATTTAGGTTTCTCAACGGCTTATGCTTATGGTTGGGACCCTGACTATTATACCTATAAAGGTAAATTAAATCCTTCTAACATTTGTCAGGTTGACTCAGAACCTTGGAACTATTTGTCAAAAGGATTTCATATGGATTCGGGAGCGACTGTTGTTACTATTCCGGCAATTTATTCTACTTCAGGTACTTCTATGTTTGACGTAGGAGATGCGTCGTTCCAAACAGACCCAACTAATCCAAATAACCCTTACTACACAATTCAATCACGTAAATTCACATTCTTGGTTCAAGGAGGTTTTGATGGTTGGGACATTTACAGAGAAACAAGAACAAATACTGACAGGTTTATTATTGGTGGTTCGGGATGGGCGAACGGGGCTTGTGACGCTTTAAACAGATACCCAAGTGCAACAAATGAAGGTATGTTTAAAATTATTACAATAGACCAAGACGTAACAAACTGGTCTAACACCGACTACTACGCTTACTTATTAGGTATAGAGACATTTAACAATCCTGAAGCGGTAAATATAAATGTATTAGTTACACCGGGAATTGATTATGTAAACAACAGTAATTTAGTAGAAAATGCTATTGAAATGGTTGAAAGGGATAGAGCAGATTCTTTATATGTTTGTACTACCCCTGATGTCAATGTTTATTTACCTGTAGTTACGGCGGATGATATTATATTACCAACAGAAGCTGTTGACAATTTGAATACAACAGGTATTGATTCAAACTATACCGCAACTTATTATCCTTGGATTTTAGTTAGGGATACAGTAAATAACACTCAAATTTATATTCCCGCAACAGGTGAAGTAACAAGAAACTTGGCTTTAACAGATAACATCGCGTTCCCATGGTTTGCATCGGCAGGTTATACAAGAGGTTTGGTAAACGCAATTAAGGCAAGATTAAAACTAACACAAACACAAAGAGATACTTTGTATGAAGGTAGAATCAACCCAATTGCGACTTTTGCTGATGTAGGAACTGTAATTTGGGGTAATAAAACCTTACAAGTTGCAGAATCCGCTCTTGATAGAATTAACGTTAGAAGATTGTTACTTCAAACACGTAAATTAATATCAGCAGTCGCAGCTAGATTGTTGTTTGAACAAAACGACGAAAAAGTTAGACAGGACTTTTTGGATTCAGTAAACCCAATTTTGGATTCGATTAGAAGAGACAGAGGTTTATACGATTTCCGTGTGACAGTTTCTTCAGACCCTGCTGATTTGGACAGAAACCAATTGGTTGGTAAAATCTATCTGAAACCAACTAAATCATTAGAATTTATTGATATAGAATTCTTGATTACACCAACAGGTGCTTCATTCGAAGACATCTAATAAAAATGATGAGACCGGTTAAGTGCCGGTCTCATTTTTTAGCCATTTCTAAAACTAATGTTTTATAGATATAAACGAATTGTTGAAGGGTTTACCGAATTCGGGACCCCAAGTTTAAAATATTATGCCTTTGATTGGGATGACAACATAATGTCTATGCCAACCAAAATCATGGTTTTAGACGAAAACGGTGAAGAGGTTGGTATGAGTACAGAAGATTTTGCTGAATACAGAAGTAAAATTGGTAAAGAACCTTTTAAATATAATGGTAGAACAATTATAGGATTAGATTACACAACAGCTTTTAGAAATTTTAGAACAGACGGAGACGAACAATTTAAGGTAGATGTTTTTGATGCTGAGAAAGGACCTGTATGGAACGATTTTGTTGAGGCAATTAATAATGGTTCTATTTTTGCTATAATAACCGCTAGAGGTCATTCACCACAAACAATAAAAGATGCGGTTTACAATATAATTGTAATGGATTTTGGCGGAATTGATAAAAAACAACTAATAAAAAATTTAAGGAAATTCAGAAATTTCATGAACATGGACAAACTTTCTGACCGTGAATTAATAATTAACTATTTGGATATGTGTAAATTTTATCCCGTGAGTTATGGTGCCGGAGTTGAGTCCAATCCTGAAGAGGCTAAAGTTGATGCTATGAGGGAGTTTGTTACTTATGTAAAACAATTATCTGAAGAATTAAACCAAAGAGC